AATTGACGAAAGGGGTAATGAGGTAGCACTCAAAGGCTTTCCCAATCCATTAGCACCTGCATCCGTAAAGGCTGATCCCCGTTATGGAATTGCCTATGCAAGGGCTATTTGGAATGCCTGGAATTTACAGGCAAACATTGTTGCTAACAAAAGACAAAAAGATATAATTAACAGACGATATGCTGAAGGTCTTGAAAGCGTGCTTAAATATCTTAACCGTCTTGACGTTGGGGACACTTCTTATCTTAACCTTGATTTTAGTCCTACTAATCGAATTGCGTCTATTGTTGACAATATTGTAGGCAGGATGATGAACATGGACTATAAGATCAGGTGTACTCCAATTGATCCTGTTAGTCTTACCAAGCAGGACGAATACCGCAGGGAGCTTTACGCCAATATGTTTCTCAAACAATATGACGAGCAGATTAGCAAAGCTACCGGCATTCCGCTTATACCACCCAGTGCAAAGGTTCCTGAAGATAATGAGGAAGCAGAGCTTCACTTGCAGCTCAACTATAAGGACGATTTGGCTGCTTCTATGGAGCAGGCTTTGGACTTTGTTTTTTATGACAACAACTTTGAGGACAGCAAGAAGAAGCTAATAAGGGATTTGGTTGTATTAAAGAAAGGGGCCTTGTTGCGTTATTATGATGCCAACAAAAATATTCGTGTTGAATGGCAGGATCCGATTGACATAATTACGCCATATTCCAAGTGGGATGATTTTAGAAACGTGCCTTATCAAGCCGTTATCAGTAAATATACTATTCAGGAAATTTCGCAGTTTGAAACCGATTTTACCGAAGATGATTTGTTTAACATTGCCAAGACAGCAGGCTCACAGATGGGTAATAGGCGCTGGGCATGGGGAAACAGCTACGAAGGCTATTATCAAAATGCGGCAAGGATATTTGGTCGCGGATATGATGACTTTAATGTCAGCGTGTTGAGGTTTTGGTTTAAGGCTGTCAACAACGACAAATGGGAAGAAAAGAAAAACGTCAAAAGGGGTAATGTATTTGACTTTGCACCGGTTGATGAATACTACAATGCCGATAGCAAGGACAAAAAAGTTAAGTCCACAATATATAATAAGGCAACCGAATACATTTACGAGGGTTATTGGGTAATTGGAACGGATTACATTTGGGGCTACAAGATGCAGGAAAACATTGAGCGTAGCAAAAACGGTATTTCATATAGCCCCAAGGCCGAGCTTCCGATAGTAATGATTTATCCTGACATCTACGACATGGAAAACAAGTCGTTGGTAGAAAGGATGATTCCTCACGAGGACCAAATCAACCTTATTCACTACAAGGCACAGCAGTTTATTATGGAAGCGGCTCCTCCTGGGCTTGCCATTGACACTTCTTCTTTGGATGAGGTTGTTGCCGGTATGGGTAATGGCAGCAATGCCATGATGGATCCAAAGCAAATATTGAAGCTTAAAAAGCAGACCGGTAGCTTTGTATATAGCAGTGTTCGTGCAGATGGAAGCGTTATTAATGGCAGTCCGCTGACACCGCTTGAAAACGGTATTGGAAGAAACTTCCAGCAATTCATATTAGCGTATAACCACGAAATACAATTGATGAACGATGTTATCGGCTATAATAGTGCTGTGGATGCGTCAAGTCCTGACAAAGAAGCGTTGGTCGGCAATCAAAAGCTGGCTGTTCAAGCGTCCATGAATGTATTGCGTCCATTGACAAATACGATGTTGCGTATTGTTGAAAAAACGGCAGACAGGCTTTCTTTAATGATACAGGATGTTTGCGAGTTTGGCGATGGGCTTCAGGGTTTTGTTCCTGCCATTGGCCTACAAAGTGTCAAGGCTATAAAGGCTGGAAAAGAATTGTCATTGGCACAGTTTGGCATTAAAATAGAACTGTTGCCTGACGAGGAAGAAAAACAAGATTTGATGCAGATGATTAACATGGGCTTGCAGACAGGATCACTAAAGCCAAGCGATGTTATTCTTATCAAGGAATACATGAAGAGCAGCGTGAAGCTTGCGGCACAGCTATTGGTATTGCGTGAAAAACGTAATATTAAAGAAGCCCAAAGCACCAAGCAGCAAGATAGTCAAATGAATGCACAGGTGCAGGCACAGGCAGCACAAATGGCGGAGCAGGCAAGACAGCAGACATTGGCAATGGAGATGCAAAGCAAGATGCAGGAATTGCAGCTTGAAGGCCAGGTCAAGTCACAGCTGTCGGCACAAGAGCATCAGCAAAAAATGCAGCAGATACAGCTTCAGCTACAATTGGCTAATCAAGGAAAGAAAGAGGTTGCAGAAATTACGCATGAACAATCATTTAGCACAATGGCATTTCAAAACGCGCTATCAGCACCTCAACAGCAAGAGATGACACCGGAAGGGAACCTATAAAGTTCCCTTCTTTATAGTCTTTTTGCTTGCTTGTCAGTATTTTTAAGTATTAGCTTGTTAATATTGGATAATGACTCTTGAACATTTTCCTTTGCTCTTTCCAATAAAAAGCGTTCCTTTATCAGCTCATCGGGAGCATAATCAACCAGATAGTCTAATGATACGCCATAAAACTTTGCTAATGCCTCTAACTGACTTATCCGATAATCATCATATTTACCAGACTCCATATATGACAATGTTGCCTGGCTAATATTGGAGTTTTTTGCAACTTCGTTTTGGGATAAACCCCTGCTCATACGAAGTTGTAATAATTTTTTGTCATTTAAAGGCATTTTATAAGTATTTTTATAAAAGAATGTAAATATAAAAAATAATTTTGTGTTCAATTTAAAAAGTAAAGTATGAGTTCTGAAAAAGAAATGTATGCAGCGGTAGCACAAGCGGCATTTGCCAATTCGCTACCCGAAAGTCAGTTTGATCAAGATGCGTTGTTGGCGGCAAAGTTAAATCAAAGCCAGGGCAATACATCACAAGAGAGTACATCGAGTTCTGAAAGTACATCACAAACAACTTCTGCTGAAGCGTCAGCGGAAACAAGCGCAAATGAAAGTGCGCCGAATGTTAAAAGCTTCGAGGATTACATTGCTGAAAGGACGGGTGGCAAGCACAAGTCTTGGGAGGAAATAGAATCCTTGATTAACAAACCGGCGGAAAATTCATTTAAGTACAACTCTGAAATAGCCGAAAAAGTCGATAAGTATATCGCTTCCGGTGGTAAGATAGACGAGAATTGGTTTAAGCTGCAAACAAAAGATTACAGCACAATTGATAATCCTATCGAACTTTTCAGGGAGCGCATGAAAATTGAAAATCCTGAATTATCTGAAGTTGAGATCGAATACGAGCTTAACGAACGATATAAACTTGACCAATGGGAGGACGATGACGAAACTCCGTTACAGCAAGCGATGAGTGCCAAGATAGCCAGGGAGGCAAAGCAAGCACTTGATTTCTTGACAGACTATCAGAGCAAGTCATCCATTTTCAAAGGCAAGACACCCGAGCAAGTAGAGGCTGAACAAACGGCTATGGCTCAAATGGAAGAATCGGCAAAAGCGGCAAGAAATCAGTTTTCGGAAGAGGTCAGGGCGACCGTTACGGAAATCGAAAAATTGAAGTTTACACCGATAGAGGGGTTTGAGATTGATTATAATTTGAGTGCTGATGAAAAAAATGCTGTTGCAGATGTAGTGGCAAGTCTTTACGATGGAAGCACAAAGTTATTGGAACCATATCTGAAAAGGTCTGGTGACCAAATAACAGGCGTTGACATCAAGGGATTGGCTACCAAGCTTGCAAAAGCGGAAATCTTTGACAATGTAATCAAGAAGATTGCACAGGAAAGCAAAGCCGCAGGAGCAGCAAATGTCGTCAAAACACAAAAGAATATCAATTTCACGACCGAATCTAAATCAACCAATGACACCAAGCCAATGGATACTAATTCCGTTATAGCTAATTACTTTGCCAACAAACTCAAATAATTTATTTATTAACTAACTTAATCTAAAAAGAAAATGCCAACTCCTTCACTCGTCCAGTCGGGAACTAACCACAACTGGATTAGCTCAATTGATGCCGTAGCGGCAACAAAACTTCTGAAACCCGAAATCTATCCTGAAATGGTTAGAAAGTATGGCGATCAGCTTCTTACCGGTTTCCTCGAACTTCACGGAACTGAAGAAGGTATCAGCGCCCTTAACTATCTTCACTGGGAAGATGATTGGACGCACGAAACCGTAAAAACAACAGGTTCTGCTGCTGGTCCTACCAACGGAACAGTAACGCTGAATGTTCAGGGATCTTATGCCTATACATATTCAACCACTCCACAGGCTCCCTACATTGTTGTTGGTTCTACAGGAAACAATCCTCAGTCAACAACAAATCCTTTGTTGAACGAGCAGATTGTTATTATTAAAGGTGTTCAGTGTCTTGTTACCAATGTAACTCCATTTAGCTTTGACGCTACTCCTACTGTTGCTGGTACAAACGTTCCTGCGCTTACTACTGCTGATGAAATCATCATCCCTGGTAATGCTCACGGTGAACAAACAGGTCAGCCTGGTTCAAGAAACAGCCGTCTGAACAAGTATGAAAACAATGTAATGATCGAAAAGTGGAAACACACCACTTCCGGTTCTGCAATGGGCGAAATGACTTGGGTTCCTTTCGAAAACTACATGGGTTCAGGTCAAACTGGCTGGATGTGGTATTTTGAAGGACAAGACAAAGAGCATACCCGTGTTCTCAACGAATACGAAACTATGTTCCTTGTAGGTCAGAACATTACCAACACCACTCTTGCTGCTACCCGTCCGACTACTACCATCACTCGTGGTATTATTCCTGACATCGAAGCAAAC